TCTAACAATGTTCCCTTGGACACCGGGCGGGGGGTCTCGCGCGCAAAAATGCCAGTTCAAACAGGGGATTAAACCCCGGCTATAAATAAACTTAAAAATTTATGGTTTTAGGGGGTGAGATTTCATGGCGAAGGACGGTACTTATAGGGGAGGAAGAAGGGCTAGAGCAGGTGAAAGGCCAACACCACTTGCTGAAAAAATAGAACAGGGGAAACCTGCAAGCGTATTAAAACTTCCTGACTTTGCTCCTGAGAGTGAACTTGAAATAGATGAGCTGGAAGAAGGAGCAGATTTAATCGGGGAAGATGTTCCTCCGCCAAGTGATTATCTCAGTTCCTTACAAAAAGACGGTACGCCGCTTGGCGCAGATTTACTTTATATAGAAACTTGGAAATGGCTTAAAGAACGTGGATGTGAGAAGTTTGTAAATCCTCGCTTGGTAGAAGCGTACGCTCAAAATTTTACTCGCTATATTCAGTGCGAAGAAGCAATCAGTACTTATGGATTTTTAGGAAAGCACCCCACAACGGGTGGTGCCATTGCCAGTCCCTTTGTAGCCATGAGCCAGTCTTTTCAAAAACAAGCAAATCTTTTATGGTATGAGATTTTCGATATTGTAAAACAAAATTGCGCCACAGCCTACATCGGTAATCCGCAAGACGATATTATGGAAGCCCTTCTTTCGGGCAGGAAGTGATGGTGAAGTTAATGCAGGTAACAGAACGATTTGAAAAAGTTGATATAAATAAATTAATTCCTTATGCCAGAAACGCAAGAACCCATAGTAAAGAACAAATCTTACAGCTACGGGCTTCTATCCGGGAATTCGGTTTTCTCAATCCGATATTGGCTGACAAGGATTTTAACATCATTGCCGGCCACGGACGAATCCTTGCTGCAAAGGAAGAGGGACTTGAAGAAGTACCTTGCGTCTTTGTGGAGCATCTTACTGAAGCTCAAAAGCGTGCTTATATAATTGCGGATAACCGCCTCGCTTTAAATGCAGGCTGGGATGCGGAAATGTTAGCTGTGGAACTTGCTGACCTTGAACTTGCCGATTTTGATTTAGACCTTTTAGGCTTTGATGCCGCTGAACTCAATAAGTACATGGGCGATTTGGAAAATGTAGAAGAAGATGATTTTGACGTTGATGAGGAACTTAAAAATCCTGCAATAACTAAGGCGGGGGATTTATGGCAACTTGGAGAGCATCGTCTTGTTTGCGGTGATTCCACCAAAGAAGAAACATTTACATCTTTAATGGATGGGAAGAAGGCCAATTTAGTAGTTACGGACCCTCCGTATAATGTTAATTACGAGGGGACCGCAGGAAAGATTAAAAACGATAATATGGCCGATGGTATGTTTTATCAGTTCCTATTTGACGCATTCACACAAATGGAAAAGGTTATGGCAAGTGATGCCAGTATTTATGTTTTCCATGCAGATACAGAAGGTTTAAATTTCCGCCGGGCTTTCGCTGAGGCGGGTTTTTATTTATCGGGCACTTGCATTTGGAAGAAACAATCTTTGGTGCTTGGCCGCTCTCCGTACCAATGGCAGCATGAGCCGGTGCTCTTCGGTTGGAAGAAGAAAGGTAAACACGCATGGTATTCGGATCGCAAGCAATCTACCATCTGGGAGTTTGATAAACCCAGAAAAAATAGCGATCATCCAACAATGAAGCCTGTCCCATTAATCGCTTATCCGATTCTAAATTCAAGTCTGACCGGTTGCAATGTGCTTGATCCTTTTGGCGGTTCGGGCAGTACCTTAATTGCATCTGATCAACTGGAGCGAATTTGCTATTCTGTCGAACTGGATGAGAAGTTCTGCGATGTAATCGTCAAAAGATATATCGAGCATAAAGGTTCAAGTGAAGATGTCTTTCTTATTCGAGGCGGTGCGAAAATACCGTTTGAGGATATTGAAAGGATGAAAGACCATGAATAAGCAACTAACTTTAGGATCTCTTTTTGATGGCTCCGGCGGTTTTCCGCTAGGAGCCATTTTAAATGGTATTAAACCTTTGTGGGCATCTGAAATTGAACCATTCCCGATTAGAGTGACAACTAAGAGATTTCCCGATATGAAGCATTTGGGGGATATCAGTAAAATAGATGGCGGAGAAATAGAACCGGTTGATATCATAACCTTTGGCTCGCCTTGTACTGACTTAAGTGTTGCGGGTAAAAGAGCCGGCCTTGACGGAGAGCAATCTTCTCTTTTTTATGAGGCACTCAGAATAGTAAAAGAAATGAGGTGCAAAACGGGTGGACGATATCCGAGATTCATTGTTTGGGAAAACGTACCCGGTGCATTCTCCTCTAACAAAGGAGAAGATTTCAGAGCTGTACTCAACTCAATTGTCGAGGTTGCGGAGGAGACCGCCGAGGTGCCTGCGCCTGAAAAGAACGGATGGTCCTATGCGGACATACTCGTGGGAAACGGATGGAGCATTGCTTACAGAACTATTGACGCTCAATATTTCGGAGTTGCCCAACGGCGCAAAAGAATCTTTCTTGTCGCAGATTTTGGAAGCGAACGTGCCGGAGAAATACTCTTTGAGTCCGAAGGCTTGTCAAGGAATTTTACGCAGGGCCAAATCTCGAGGGCGGAAGTTACCGGAAGTGCTGGAAGCTGCTTTGCAAGCGCAGGGAATGAAGGAGTAGTTGCATTTGAACCAGGTGCACTATCGCGGCTTGGAAGTCATGCAAGCATCGGAATTACCGGTACTCTTCGAGCGAATATGGGAGATAACCAAATCGCCGTTGCGGTTGAGAATCACCCAAGCGATGGCAGGTGCAAGTTCAGAGAAGACGGTAAAGTTCAAACTTTGACATCCAGAATGGGCACGGGTGGAAATAATGTACCCTTAGCTATGCAGTCATCACAAAACGAAAAACACTCAATCTGCATCCAAGGAAATATGATTGGAAGGAAAGATGAAAACGGACCGAACGGGAGTGGACTTAAAGAAGATACCTGCTTCACTTTAACAGCGAGAGATCGCCACGCAGTTGCCTATGGGTTTACCACGGGCGGTTTTGTCGATGCGCATAAGGAAAAGGCCGCAACGTTAAAGGCTCGTGATTCAAAGGATCCTCAGCTGGTACACCTTTCAATGCAAAATGAAAAAGGACAGCTACTCGAAAGAAAACCCGGTGATTATATCATACGAAGATTAACCCCTAAGGAGTGTCAACGATTACAAGGCTTTCCCGAAGGTTGGTGTGATGATCTTGAAACTTCTGACCCAGTAGATGCAGAGGTTGACCGGTGGGTTAAGGTTTTTGAAAGCTATTGGCTGATTGCGGGTACAACGAAAAAACCCAAAAGCCGTAAGCAAGTTATAAAATGGTTGAAAGCACCTTTTACAGATGCCGCAGCTTATAAAATGTGGGGAAACGGTGTAGCACTTCCTTGCGTAGATTTTGTTCTAGGCGGAATAACTGAGCTTATTCAAAGAGAACACAATTAGTTATCAATCTAATTTACACTATTGACTTGCTATTAATCCTCTTCTGAGTGATATATGTATGTAACAAGACAACCACCGGAAAGGGGAAAGAAAAATGAAAGCGCATTTTGCAAGAAAACTAAACAACCTGGAGCAACTCAAAGAACTGACAGAACTTACTTTGGGAGAAGAAGAAACAAAAGACAGCTACAAAATCATCAAAGAGATCAAACTAAACCCAGCAGAATTTAGGGCCTTCAGCGCAGACTTTTTCAAAGACTGGGATTGGCTCACAAGCGAGGACGGAGGCAGGGGCCCAGATGGAAAACTTCGCTGCACAAAGGTTATAAACAGCGAAACGAGCGAGGCAGTTCTGGTAAACAACGAAGGCTTCTCCTACGCAAGATACACAGCTTTAGAAATTTAAAAAACAAACCTTAAAGGCGGGCTTCGGCTCGCTTTTTTGATTGGAGATGATTGAAATAGCGATTAAGTTTTTAACAGCCGAAAGTGTTTGTATGGGACACCCGGATAAGCTCTGCGATTTAATTGCAGACAGTGTTTTGGATGCTTGTTTGGAAAAAGACATGAACTCAAGAGTGGCGTGCGAAGTTATGGCGACCAAGGGAAAAATCATCGTGGCTGGGGAAATTACCTGCTCCGGTAGAATTGATATCCCTAAAATCGTACGAAGAGTTTTACGGAAAGTTGGCTACGACCCCAAAGCTTATAAAGTGGCTGTGTTTATACAAAAGCAAAGCCCGGATATTGCTACGGGAGTAAGTTACTCTTTAGAAGCAAGAGATGGAAAAAAAGATCTTTATGATCAAATTGGCGCAGGCGATCAGGGTACAGCTTACGGATATGCCACAAATGAGACTAAAGAAGCTTTGCCGCTTCCTTTAGTTTTAGCACACCAAATAGTAAAAAGACTTGATGAATGTCGGCAAAATAAAATTATCAAAGGAATCTTACCTGACGGCAAATCGCAAGTTACCATCGCCTATGATAATGGAAAACCTGCGTGGGTAGAATCGATTGTGGTTTCTGTTCAACATGAAGAAAGTCTTGATTATCAAACTTTAGTATCTGAAATTACTGCCAAAGTCCTTTGGCCGGTCTTTGCAGATTTCCCTTTTAACGCGCAAACTAAGGTCTTGATCAATCCATCGGGACGCTTTGTTTTAGGCGGACCCGGGGCGGATACGGGGCTTACGGGGCGCAAGCTGATGGTTGATACTTACGGGGGTTTAGCATCCCACGGAGGTGGAGCGCTTTCGGGTAAAGATGCAACAAAGGTTGATCGAAGTGCCGCTTACATGGCGCGCTACATCGCAAAAAACTTGACCAATGCAAGGCTTGCAGATCGGTGCGAGGTCGGTCTTTCATATGCTATCGGTAAAGCTGAGCCGGTTGCAATCAGTGTGNATTCTTTTGATACGTCACCTCTTTCCGATGATTTTTTACGGAGAATGGTTTTAGAACTTTTTGATTTAAGACCCGCTGCCATAATCGAACGTTTAAAACTTTATAAACCACGCTTCAAAGATACGGCTACTTACGGTCATTTTAATTCTGCCCTCTTTCCTTGGGAGGAGTTAGACATGTACGAGCCTTTGGTAGAAGCCACTAAAGCTCTTTAAACAACACAATTACTTATCATTTAAATTTACACAATTGACTTGCTATTAATCCTCTTCTGAGTGATATATGTACAT